CCTGATATTCCCGGTCTTGAAGAATCGATACCAACACTTCTTTCTGGATCTTTAGAAGATATTGCAAAAACACCACTCGTAACAGAACAGCTTGGTAATTTGCCCGAAAGAATTCTTACTGCACGAAGACCTGAAGCAATTGAAACTGCGTTGACACGATTTGCTGGTGATATAATTTCTAAAGAAACTGATGGAGCTATAGACAGGAACACCTCTCAAACACTTCTTGCTGGTGGTACAGAAGAAGAAGCTAAAAAAATGAGACAAACAATTGGAGGTATGGCTCTAGACAATTTCATCGAATCAAATCCAACTCTTGCAGGTATCGTTCAATGGTTCTCAGAGAACAAAGAACTAATCACTCTGCTTGGTTCTGCTGGTGCTATGGCAGGTTTGTCTAGTCTTTTGGGTGGTGGAGCTTTAGGAGGGTTTGCAGCAGGTGCTGGTGGTATTGCTGGGGCAAGACTTCTTCTGGGTGAAGAGGGCTTTAATGAATTCACAGGGATGATGAAACAAGCTGCAGCACCAGTTTTTGACATGGCTAGTGGATTTTTAGAAGAGAGTGGTCTTGCTGATATAGAAGGAATCGGTTCCTTTCTAAAAGGAACTTTAGATCTAGGACGTGAAAACCCTTTAGCTGGTTTAGCTGCGATTTCTGGAAACCTCTCATCTGCTGCTGGAATTTTAGCTGCAACAAATATTGATACATTAATGGGGAAAACATCTACTATAATTGAAACGCTTTCAACCGAAGTTGGTCAAGATACACAAGTATCATCGGACTCTGCTGCTGTGGGTAATGGTGACGCTTCAACCCAACAAACAACACCGACAGCACCTTCTGGACAACAAGCACAAAATCCCGGAAACCCTGCAATTGAATCACAAGCGAGTATGTTTCATATGCTGGCATATCCGAATTATCAAGATTTTGGAAGAACTGGAATGGGTGCAAAGGCAGGAATATAATTACAAAAAAGGGGGCAGAAGCCCCCTTTTTATTTTAGTCATCATCCATCAAGGATTTAAAGACTGAAAGATCATCGTCATCGTCATCCACTGAAGCCTTTGACTCGACATCAAAAGGAATGTCGTCATCCAGAAATTCTGAAGATGAGGTCTGTTTTACAGGATCTGGTTTTGGCTCAGACTTTGGCTTTTGTTTTACCGCACTGGATTCGTCAACACCAAGAACCTTGTTGAGCTTTTCTTTGAGTTCGTCATAAGACTTGAATTTATCAGGCGATACAATGTCCGCCAAAGAATTCTGTTGATTGTAAATTTCTTCCAACTTGTCATCATCGTCAAAGAGTGCAGACGGTGAGTCAAAAGTAGAATCATCATAGTTCCAATAGCTTCTGCCATCAGAACCTTTAACCGTGCTAATTCTCATACGGAAATTAGCACCATCCCACATATCAAAAACATTAACTTTTTCTTCGTCATCGTAGACAGGCTTAAGCTTCTTCGCAATCATGTCATGGATTTTTTTACCATACTTAAAGAGAAAAACCTTCCCCTCGTTTGCTGGATTGGCAGGATCTTTGATGACATAGATATTCGAATAGTAATTCAAATTTCTTTTTTGCTGTCTTGCTTGTTGTCTGTTGGGATGATTGTCACTGTCCGTAGAATTCCAAAGCATAGAATTGTACTCTGAGCAAGGATCAGCAGTTCCTCTTCCCAAAGTTGTAAGAGAGTTTTCTACGTAGTACCCACCCGGACCCCGAAAGAAGTGGCTGAAAAGTTGAACAACTGGTGTTTCTTCACCGCTCGGTTCTGGAAGAAACCGAATGATAAATTGTCCATTACCATCTTTTCCAACTGAAGGTTTCCAGTATTTCTCTTGATCATCAGAGTAACCACCTTCATTGACAGTATCCATCTTTTTGAGGAGGTTTTCCATACTGGATTTACGTTTTGATTTGAGTTCTTGTAAGCTCATTGTCTTTCCTATTTGTCTTGTAGTGTCTTGTAGTGTCTTGTAGAGTTATTGTCCACTGTAAATATCATAGATATAGTTTTTGTATATTTCAGTACGAATGTTGATGAAGGGTCTATACTTCATCAACTTCATATTTATGTCATCCCAAAGAGGATCCTTGAGATGATTGCCCCAATACTTACAGCCGTCAATGAGTTTATCGACTACCGACAGCGTGTCAAGGGATATCTTACCCGAAAAGTAATCTGAAATTATTTCGGGGTAGCCTTCTTTGACGATGATCGCTTGGTCGAAGTTTTCGTACTGCTTGATTTCTTCTTTAAAGCTGTAGTCGAAGCTTTGCTGGTACTTTTGCCACCTTTTGTGGATTTTTTCACCTCGTTCAGAGATGATGTCCGTGACGTAAAAATTAGGGTCATCTGACAATACAGATACAAGCAAAGTTTGTATACTTTGTCTAGAGGCCATTTTAGTAAAGAGATAATAATCTTTACGTTTTGTGAAAGAATCTTCATTTGCATTTACCTTTCCGTTGTATTTAAAAAAATCATAAGACTCCGTTTTGAAGTGTTGTTTCAGGGCTAAGTAGAGCTTATAACATTTGAATGGTGTCACAATATCGCCGTATTTGCATCTCTTTGGAGAAGGTTAAACTTTCGACTTTCAAGTTCTAGCTTTATTTTCAAAACAGGACTCTTCTTGATCATCTTATATATAATCTCTTCTTCCAAGTTTTCACGTTTCATAATCTCCATGATAGCTTCCATGTAGGTTATGTCAGAGTCAAGTACCATGTTCTCAACCGCAAGTCCAAATTTTCTGTACGTTTCTATAGTATTTTTCATATATTATTTTAAATGAGACCCAATTCAATTCTTGCCTCAAGATACTCCTTAACGAGTCCACTTCTGACAACATCGTTAATACCCATCTCAACATGTGTAAAAGATGGCATCAAACGAATTGTTTTAAATAGATTATTAATTCCGCTTTCTTCCTGACCTTTAGTAACAAAGTCAGACTGCCTGAAATCGCCACAAAACATAATTCTAGATCCTTGACCCATACGGGTAATCACTGTTGATATTTCATGATCATTTAAATTTTGAACCTCATCAATAATCACAACGTGATTTTCCCAAGTCACCCCTCTAAGAAAAGATGTAGGAGAAAACTCTACCATACCTCTCATCTTAAGCTGCATATATGCGTCGTCCCTATCAAACAACTTGGAACAAATTTCATAATAAGGTTCTTCGTATGCTCGCATCTTATCTCTGGCAGAACCGGGCATAAACCCTAGTTCTCTTGCAGATACGGCACTTCTAACAATAAGAACCTTTTCAATCTTTGATTCTGATAAAAGATCTTTAAGTGCCAGATACAGACTAATAAATGTCTTACCTGTTCCGGGAAGACCATGAACCAACACATTTTTCTTTTGAAAATAATTACTGAAAATCTTTTTCTGGTTTTCAGTCTTTGGTCTAACGTTATCTATAATTAATGAATTTTCAAAAGTTTGTCTTTTCTGTTCTTTAATATAATTGGCGTTTTTTTGTTTAATTTTTCTAGCCATTCAAAATCCTAAAATGTATTAACTGTGCTACCTTTGTGGGCTTTTTTAGTTTCTCTTAACAGATCTCTAAAATTATCATCCGGTTTTATTCTTCCCATTGTATGGGGGTCCGCAAAACCGGGGGTAGCAAGACAAAGCTGAAGATTTTTATTCTCCTCTAGATATTTTTCTCTATCCGAGAAAGACATAATTTCTGTCGAAACTTCACCTGTGTCTTTATCTTTAAACGTGTATAATGGCATTAGTTCCACTCATCCCTGTAATCATCCACGTAAGGATCATTCTTTTTCCTACTCAGATTCTTTTGCCTTTTATGTTTTTGAAAACTAATATCTTCAAATTCATCATAGTACTGGTCTTCGATTACATCTGATTTTTTATTAGATCGTCTTTTCATTGGAATAGGTCCGGGAAGGCTCTTTCTGTTAGTTTCTGGGTTACGTTTTTAACCGGAATATCTTTGTCTTTCATTCCAATTAAAATTTTAGCATCGTCTTTATCGACAGTTTCTAACATACCAATAAAAAGACTTTCTCTTTTTAAATCATTAATGTTTGTGTTGCCGCCTTCGATGTACAAGTATAGCTTTTTGAAGTGGTAATACAAATTCCCCTGCTGATCCGGAAAATCATTCTCTTTATATGGAGGCGTTCCTTCAGGTAGAAGAAACTTAATTCTCGGATCAAATGCATATTTTAAAATAGCTCTAAGAGGATTATTGCCTCTATAGCTTCTCATAACTTTAACACGATCTTGGAAAGAAGCTTGTTCGCCTATTTCGTGCAAGATCTCAGAAACACTTTTTCTAACCATTGTTATCCTTGTTTTCCAAATATTCTTTAGTCATATCAATTAGTTTATCTCTATATTTATTATTCACAGAAACGAAGAGATGAGTGTTTATGCCATCCTCCGTAAACCCAATCGGCTCATACAAATTATCAAATATAGGAGAAAGATCATAATCAACATCTTCAAGAAGACAAAACACAGCAAAAAGAGACTCTTTGATCATTGCCAATCTAGGCTGAAGTTCTTCAAAAAACCCTTCGTCTTCTGTATCAACGTGGTCCATATGACCACTTCTTTCAATAATTCTCATAACAATGCCAAAGATTTCGTTTGACATTTCATCACAATAAGAAGACTTAAGACTCAATAAGTCTTTATCGATATCTTTTTTATCTTCAGTTTTTTTTGGGTCTTTGCCAAAACTAATTACATTATTTGAGTTCATTTTTTTCCCATAAAATATTATTCAATAGCTGATTCCATTCTTGCGTTCTAACATTCCACGAATAAAAATTGTCATAGTAAAGCTTCTGCTGAGAAATCATATTTTCTGCTTCATCTTTGCTTTCGGACAAAGTTTTTACCATATTATCCAAAATAGATGTAAACATGTTTGCGTGTTTGTTGTTATCAGGTGTCCACTGATAAGTAATGCCCCAAGAAGCTGCAGTCTCTTGCAGTGCTGCATAATTGGGTGCCAGCATCAAACAACCAGCATCTAAAGCTTCAATAGCACAAAGACACGACGTTTCAGGCCAAATGTTTGGATAAGCAAAAATATCAGCCTTTGCTAAGGCTTCTCTTACTATAGAATTGGGTTGAGATCCGTGATAATGAATTTTTGGATGCTGTCTGCATCTATCAAAAAGATCTTCGTATGGCTTATCTCTTTCTGGCCATCCATACAAATTAAAACTTGAATACACATCAAGCTCAATATTATCATGCTTTTCTGCAAGATATTCAAAAGATGGAATTAGCAACTCAAGGCCACGATGTGGTGTTGAATGATAAATCATTCTAACAATTCCATCCTTGGGCTTTTCCTTAAGTTCTATTGGTTCAATTGCATTTTTAATAACATAACAATCATCCCAATCCAGACCATACGTATGAATGTACTCGTTCATCTGCCAGTTTGACACAAAAACAAACTTAGCAAATCTATCTCTACTTTCTTTATCAGCCAAATGCTGAGATTCAGGATCATTTGGAAGATCGTGTAGCCATAAAACAGGGATCTTGTTCTCATCAAGATCCCTGACCCTTGAACATATAATCTGAAACTTGTCCGCCAATTCTGAATCAAGTCTCTCAGCTAGAGCAGTTGCCATGAGTTCTGTCCCACCCATAGCATTCTGACTCAGTTCGTTTCTTTCAATTTCTACCATTCTATCCCTTAAGCAACATTCTATTTACGGATTCAGTTAATTCTTGATAACCACCAAGTTTTTCACCATCCAGTACAACAATAGGAACAGTCTTCACGCCCGGAAACATTTCAAAAAGATCTGTCTTGGTAATGTCTCTTCCTAAAACATACTCAGTATACGTATGCCCTTTATCTTTAATAAGATCCTTTGCCTTCACGCAATATGAACAGTTGTCCTGAGTGTAAATTACGTAGTTATTCATCTTTAACTCCTTCTTTATCATAAATAACAGTAATCTTATTTACTGTCAACAGGAGTCAACATGTGTGTTGTCGTTGCAAAATATCTTCCTAAATATGGTTGGGTTCTTGCTAAAAACAGAGATCGTAACTACAAGCCTGTTGTTTCTATTAAACAATCCAATAGAAACGGTATACAAAGACTGTATATGCAAGACGATAAAACACGTTATACTGAAGGTGTAAATGAATATGGCGTAGCTATTCTTTCTGCATCTATCATGGTCAAGAAGGATGAGAAAGAAGGTGTTGCTGCTGGCTCTGACGATCAATCAGAAAGAACATATTATGCGCCCGATGGCATCAGAATAAGAACCGCTCTCTTTAGAAAGACCGCAAAATCGGCGTTGAATACTCTCATTAAACTACAGATTCCCGGCAACACACTTATTGCGGATGATAACGAATGCTATATTCTTGAAGGAGCATTTAAAGATTATCACACAACAAATAAGAAGTATGAGTACACCTTCAAAAAACTAAAAAAGACAGACGGTATCGTAAGAACCAATCATGGTATCGATATGCCTTGGGCTGGTTATCAGAACAATAAAGATAATCCGCACGAAAAAGCTTCTCGTAAGTCTTCGGAAACTCGTATGGCAATTGTCTTAAAACAATTAAAATCGATCAAGACACCAGAAGACATGCTACAAGTGCTTTCTTCCAGACCCGAAAAAGATCCTCAGATGAACCCTATTCGTGTGGATGAAAAAAGAAAGGCAATGAAGACTACAGGTCAATTGCTGTGTATTCCTAAAGAAAGAACCCTTCATTATCGCCCAACTTATTCTGAAATAACCCTTAAGAATTATAACACTCTTAATAATCAGAAAAGTAAGACATTTTTCGAAGTTATTTCCTCACGCAAACTTTTTGATATTTGAGGATATAAAATGATTAAAAAGATTCTATTTGTAATAGCGTTCTTCATGTTTCCTAACATTGCATTTTCACAAACTGATCCAATAGTAACTGAAAATTACACAGAAAGTACTGTTGATACAACATCAGAATCTACATCGACTATAATTTCAGCACCACCTTCTGCTATTTCACCAAGCATAAATTCTTCAAATTCAGACTTATGTACAATCGGAATTTCGGGGGCTGTACAAACGCAGATCCTTGGCATATCTGCTGGATCCACCATCAGAGACATGAACTGTGAAAAGCTTAAAAATGCTAAGACACTATATGATATGGGAATGAAGGTGGCAGCAGTATCAGTAATGTGCCAAGATCCTAGAATTTTTACAGCTATGATGGATGCAGGTACACCATGCCCTATCGATGGAATGATTGGCGAACAGGCAAAAACTGAATGGGATAAGCCCATTAACCAAGAACGTAGACCAGACGCACGAAATAGTGGAGGCATTAATGTTGACCCGGACACTCGTACTACTCTCATCGGCAGTGCTGTTGTTGTTGGCATCTTGGCGTTGCTCTTGGGCGGATAGTATATATGGTGTAACAAACAACGCCGCACAAAATGCACTTTCTTGGTCAATGACTGGAGTGCTACCAGACTTTTCAGCACCAACAGTTACATTGCAAGTAAACGGTGTTGTCTACTACTACGTTATGACAAAAGAAACAAATGATGATGCTAAGGTCTACGTGCGTAACGTAGATACGGTCAACGGTGGCTACATTTTTGAAGAGGTTGATGATTGGTCAGGATTACCAAGCAACTCAATTCAAAAGAATTTTAGGTTTACTGGAATACCGGGCGAGCAATGGGGTCAGGGTAGCATTACTGTAGAAGGTGATGGAACTGTCACTGATCCTTCTATGACGTATTCTTACAGAATGGATATCGCAGAAGATTCATTAATATGTATTAATCCTCTTTCAAATCCATCATGTCCCGGTTTTTTGGATGCTGTTTATAAATACCTAAACAGTATTACTGAGTTAAACTCTGACAATGACCTTTACGAATACTGGATAGAATTACAAGAAGAAAATAGTATTAAAAACGAAAGTGAAAACTTAGTTGTTTTAGAAGAATCGAACGATGAACTTCAAAGACTTTTAATGACAGACCCTTCTGTTGGTGGATTGATTGACCTAAAACAACAGAATAACACCTTTAAAGAACTTTCTAATATTACTCTAATTAATCCATATTATGATGTTGAGTTTGATAGTAATGAATATTCTGATAAATATGAAATCGAAGATGAACAATTACCTGATAATAACAGGGCGTTGAGGCAACTGGCACGAAGTGCCAAATATTATTCTATGGTACGCTCTCAATATGATAGAGAAGAATTAACCGGAGAATAAAAAATGTTAAGAACTACTTTCATGCTATCTGCTATTTTTATAGCAGGTATTTCTAGTGCAGAAAATGTTCCGATTACAGGAAACGTGTCCTCAAAATGTAGCATTTACACGGATACTGCTGGCGTATATGGAAACCCAACTCCCGATTCGTTAAGCACAGATCCTGTAGATGGAGGAATATTCCCTGTCGTTCGTTTCGACGTTACATCAGCAGACTATTATAAAGCTAAAGTATCTTGGCCACAATCGTTTGCGTCTTCCCCAACTTTAACTGATGCTCTTAATTGGGACGGAGAAGTAACAGTATCACAGACATCTAATGCAGCACAATCTGGTTACGAAACTGATAAAGTTGAATACGAAAACGTAACTGAATATGATCTAACGCAGTCTGGTGCTGTATGGTTTCAGATCGATTCGGAAGTATCCTACGGTGCAGGAAAGTCTTTTCCGGGCGGTCAGTACTCTGCAAATATAACCGCAGAGTGTATTGCAAAGTAATGAAGACCTTCATTGTAGCAGTAGTGACATTATTGATGTCTACTACCGCTAATGCCCATGAATGGACACCCACTTATCCTAAATTTAGTCCATCCTTCCTAGAAGGTGTGGTTACAACAACTATGACTCTTTTTAATAAAAGAAAAGACATAGATTATTATGAGGTTTCTGTATTTGACAAAGACTGGAAAACAATTCCTTTTGCAACAAATTATAAAATAGTGAACGTCCCGTACTTAAGTCGTAAAACTATTAAAATTTACTTAAGAGAGATAGATTGTGATCGTATTGAATACATATGTACGTCTTCTAAAAGAGTTTTAGAAGACAGCGTTTCATCTGGAATTGATTCTAGAATATGTTCAAAGGTGTAGTTATGAACAGATATAATTCTATTAAACTAATTTTATTGTCTCTAGTAATTATTTTGTTTTGGTCTTCTGTCTCATTCGGACAATCAAGTAGTTCTTTAAATCTATCGATACCGACTGCTCCGGGAAGTTACCAATCAGACAGATTTAAAGCTGGTGATCTAGACTGCACTAACGCAATTGGCTCTGCTACTAATTTAGAATTTGGCGTAACAGGAATTATTGGTAGAGGATATACAGATCCTCTGAATGGTTACGTTGACTCACGGGTAGGTGACGTTGGTGTCTTTGCTCGAATTATTATTCCTTTAGGCAAAAAACCTAAGTCTAGAGTGGATTGTAACAGGCTATATGAACTTGAACTGCGAAAAAAGCAGCTTGAAGTAATGAGACTAGAACAAGAAATTCAACAACTTAGAGCCTTACAATTTCAGGGCTAATGGAGATAACTATGTACGAATATAAATGCAAAATTCTTAAAGTGGTTGACGGTGATACTGTAGATATTGATATAGATCTTGGATTTGGTGTTTGGATGCACAAAGAAAGAGTTAGAATGATGGGCATTGATACCCCAGAATCTAGAACAAGAGACTTAGTAGAAAAACAATTTGGCCTAGCTAGTAAAGATAGACTAAAAGAAATTCTTCCTATTGGATCTTCTCAAATTCTAAAAACTGAAATTGATAGAAGTGGAGAAGACGCAAAAGGTAAGTTTGGTCGTATACTTGGCGACTTTTTGATTGAAGAAAAAAGAGCTACAGAAATCCTTATCGAAGAGGGTCATGCCGTTCCTTATCATGGTCAGAGCAAGGATGACGTTCATGCACAGCATATGGCTAATAGAGAGCGTCTAATAAACGAAGGTAAAATAACTCTTGAAGGAGAAAAATAATGGAAAATAAGAAAGAAATTCAACAGCCTATCGATATGCCAGAAGGCAAGATGGAGCTTTCGCTCAGAGTTCTGAGTAATGAACTAATCGGCATCAAGATGTCTGTCGATGATATGAAAATGAAATGGGTTATTATCGGAGTCGGTGCTATTGGTGCAATGCTTTGGGCAGCAGCAGCATTTGGTCCACAACTCACTTCTGCCTTTAGTAGCACAGGCTTAGGAGGCTAGTATGGCTGGTAAAACATTACAGCAAGATTCGATATATAATCAATTCGATGTTGATGGTGATGGTGTACTAACCGATGAAGAAATGGCTAGAGGTGAGAAGCTTATTCAGATTGAGAATGAAGATAAGAGACAAGACGCACAAAGGAACATGGCATGGTTTGCGTTAGGTGGAATGTTACTTTATCCATTTGCAATTATCCTAGCCAGTGTCCTTGGATTTGAAGGTGCATCTGGTCTTTTAAAAGATATTGCACCTACCTACTTTGTATCTGTTGCAGCTATTGTTGCAGCTTTCTATGGTAAAGAGGCTTTAACAGCAAACAAAAAATGATTTCAATTTACGAAGATACAGAAGAAGATCTATATTGGAAAACTGCGGACCCAGATGAACTGTGGGTGGTGGATAAACTTATCCTATCACGTAAACTTGGTTACATCTGTGGTCCGGTAGGAACTGATGTTCCAGAGCCAAATCATTATATTGTTAGACCATGTGTTAACGCACTCGGCCTTGGTCTTGGTGCTAAAAAACTTTGGATTGAAAAGTATACGTTAAACCTAAATGTTGGTCACTTTTGGTGTGAGTGGTTTGAGGGTAGGCATCTATCAGTAGATTATGAATACGGCCAACAGTCTCTTTGTGTTGAAGGAATTAAGTCAGAAGATACGTTTGTTAAATGGGACCGATGGGTAAAAACAGACGATCAAGTACCCTTTCCTGAACTATTAGAAGAGTTTAAAGATAAGCCCAAAATAAACTGCGAATTTATTGGTGGAAAACTAATTGAGGTACATTTTAGATCTAATCCTGATTTTCGCAAAAACATCTCAGAGTTTATTCCTGTATGGAAAGAACAACAAAAGTCTCCTCCAAATGGGTATGAGTACATAGAAGATCCTGACATTCATGATAGAATAGGAGCATTTGTGAAATGGCAGAAAAAGATTTAGGCGATGAATTAGAAAAATTAGAAGATGGTATTGAGAATCTTAAAAACAAACAGTTTAAGATTCTCGGAATAAAGATCACTGCAATTACTGCGGGTGCAGCATTTGGTGTTCTCAGTACTGTTATTGGTGGTCTTTATGGTGCATTCACTGTTTACAACGATTACATGGATATGAAAGATATGATAACAACATATGTTGCACCAGATCTTTCAGGTATCGAAGAGCAGCTTTCTGTTATTCAAGAACAAATGAATGCAACTGAAGATGCAGTTCTTCAGGCTACTGACTACGCCAGAGATATTAGAAACGATTTAAAGGGCGATGTTATCAGAGTAGAAGACTTAGTTGACCGTCTCAAAGATGATGTTAGATCGTCCGAAAAAGAAATTAGAGAAATGATCGACTTGGCTGATCAAAGATTCGACAATAAACGAGATCAGTTATATCAAGACACAGATAGAGAGATGAGAGAATTAGAAAGAAGAATGAACGATAAAATACAGATATCGTTAGACAATCCACTTTCTAACTAATAATCTTATTAATATGATCTTCGAACTTCTCCACTTTATCTAATCTATCAGGCCAATAGATATAATCTTTTTCAGGATTCTTTTTTAGATTAGAAAGTAAAGGAGATATAGCGTTGTATAATTTGTTTAGCTTTTCTTCATACGTCGAGGCACTTGCTGAAGCTTCTTCAGCTTCTGCTGTTACCTTCTGAAAAGATTCTAACTCAGACTCATCAACTGCCGAAAAACCAAAATCAAAAAAATCGTCTGCCATTACGTGTACTCCGGATCATCGTAGATGACACCTTCAAAAGAAGCAGACACATCTGTATCTCCAGCAGAGGTCTTAGCTCTAATTTCTATATCTGTTTTTTCTGTAAACTTTAAAGGCACGTCAAACTCATTGACATCAAATTCATCTTTCATGCCAAAAATAAACTGAGTTCTAAACACACCATCAGGCTTCTTAGCTACTATTTTTATTGTATTAAAAATATTACCTGTTCCTACATGACTTGAGGCCATAAACTTTTTCATGTAAAATGTCTTGCCAGCAGGTACTGTATACACAGCCATAAGAGTTTGGTTATGTTCGCCTTTTAATTGCGCTACTGTAGTTCCACTATGAGTGAGAACCATGTCATCAGAATCGGAATTCATTTCTGTGCTGCCACTATTAAAGGATCTAAACACTCTAATAAAGGTGTTTCCTGTTGTAGCTGTACCAGAAGCATTTAACGTTACTTCTTCTGAGAGATCAGCATAGTTAGCATCTAATCCACTTACAGTTACTTTGACACCAGAATCGTTAGCTGCACCATCTGATGTAACTACAACAGTATTGGCTACTGTGGGATAGGTATATGTTCCGCCACCATCCCATATTGTTTCGTATGCCGTTCCAACAGTATCGTTAAACCCAAACTTAAAGAGAGATACAGTCTTTCTAACAAGCCCTCTTGCTATGTTGAGTTTGGTATCATCAGTTGGATAAAATAAAGATTCAACCATTAGTCTAAAATCGCAATGCTCGTTGCATTTGCACCTGCACCAGATGCAAACAAAATATCAGTAGAATCTTTTCTTACAAATGCTTCACCGTCAGCAAACATGCTAAAGGTGCCAATCTTAGTATTTGAAGAATTTGATCTTGTAATTGTAAGATCACCAGCAGAAAGATTTACTACTCTTACCATTGTAGCTGTACTGACAGTATTTCCTACAGTAGCACTAAGAGCAAGTTCAGTAGATAACGGTTTAATTACTTTTGACATAGAAGCCTCCATTTTCCCTTATTTATACAAGAAATGGTGCCGCCACGGGGACTCGAACTCCGGACCTGATGATTACAAATCAACTGCTCTACCAACTGAGCTATAGCGGCACTATTTTGATTAGGTCAATGACTTAAAGTTACATTAACTTTAATATTATCACCAACGTCATAGATACCACCTACAACAGAAGAACCGTAATAACCATTCCACTCGTAGTAAATTGTGTAGTCGCTAATAACAGAATTGACACGATCAACGTAAGCTATATTGCAAACTTTTTCATCTTTATAGCCAATAATCCTAGTTTTCGTTCCTCTGTTTGCTTCAGCTACAGCAACACCACCAAGAACACCACCAACGATTGCACCTTCATCCTTTTTGGTAACTGCCTTTCCTAGAAATCCTCCAAGCAAAGCACCACCAAGAACTTCAAGTCCTGTTGCACCATCTTTACGAACTTCTTGGTAAACAGGAACCTTTTGAAGGGTACATACGTTTTGTGGAGTAGAAGATACCACCTCTACCCAATTAGGAATTACGTTTGTTACCGTAGCCATAGCTGTATCAGCTACAGCACTAATGGGTGTAAGCAAAAAAACAGAACCGATTAACAAATTCTTAATCATGTGAAATCCATATCTACCTTAACCCATTCGAGATTATTCTCACCATCAACGTAAGGGATTTCTACGTCGTTATATGAATCTAGCAATAGTGAAGAGGCATCACCAGAAATTTCTACTAGAGCAATGTTACTAAGTGTGGATACTTTAATATCGTAATCACCAGTGATTAGATTAGGTTCGTCTTCCTGAATCCATTCATTAATTGCTTCTAGTGTTTTATCAGCATCGACGCCTTGAGTGTCTTCGATTCTATAATCAATCCCCATCTGAGGATCTTGAAAAATTTCTGAATCGTGAAGATAAGTAATGGACGGTACTTCTTCTTCTTCCTTATCACTAAAAAAGATATCATACACACGCCACATTGAATATCCTGTAACAAGGGCAGCAACACCAACAGACAAACCAAGTATCATTCAAGTCTCCTAAAAATACATCAATTGTATTTATTTACTTGAATATTATTCATTTGTCAAATCTAAGGGAATGGCCCACCCTTCAGGACTCGAACCTGAAACCTATCGCTTAGAAGGCGATTGCTCTATCCAGTTGAGCTAAGGGTGGTTATCTCTTCCGAAGGCTTTTTGCTTCGGATTTCGAGATACTACCATTATCAACCCACATGTCAATGATGTTATTCTTAGAATCAGGACTAATCATGCCCCATTCTCTGATGATAGCTGAACGTCCACGCCGTTCTGCCCACTCATTAAAACCTCGCACAGGTTTTGCTCCTTGTAACATTGAAAGTAATATGCAGAATATTCTAATACCTGCTGTGAAGGAAACCATCTCTTCTAAATTTACCGTACATAATCTGTCTTTGTCTGTGTTCACAGTCTACAAGATCTGTGCTTTTTGATAGGTAGTATTCCTCATCCGACATAGACATTCTTTCTCTAATATCTTTTAGCTTGTTACTAATAGATTTAAACACCCATTCTTCTCCTAATTTCTTCAACTGCCTGATTATCAGACAAACCCATTTTCTTGATAGCTTGAATATCGTTTTTGTATTCCACTCTAAGAAAATGATCAAAAACATTATCTTTGTTGTGGATCTTATTTTTAATTGTTTTTATGAATCCGAACATGTCAATCTCCTTTGAATACGTTATTACTTAGTATACAAAGGGTTGTATTTACAGTGTCAGATTAAGGAATAACCTTTGCGCTATTTGCAAAGAACCTCTAAAAATAAGTCGTAAGAAGTGAAATTCCAAACACCGTTGTAGGTAATACCGAAACAATCGAAGTCCTTAAGGTTGTGTAAAACAAACCTGCCTTTACGATTGAACTTCATAAAAAGAAGATTAACATCTCCTTCATCTGCAACATCGAGAAGTTGTTCTATCCACTGATCCAGTTGTGGTATCTTTGTGTTTAGAAACAATCTATGAAATGCAAATTCTTTGTACGACTTGCATTCAACGTTCCATTTGGAATAGGAAGGACCGGGAATTATATCCCCTTTAAATGTTCTAATCTGTCCTTCGTGAAGAATTTCTTTCTTCTTAGAATTAGAACCACCAATAAAGGCACCAGAATAAGGGACACGAATAAACGTCTCCCCTAATCTTTTAGTTAGGTCATTTGCAATCTCTCTTTCGAAAGAAGAACCTTTTCGTTTTGAAGCTGAACCACCACTAGACATAAATTGGACAACCAAGTCCTTCTAAAAGACCCGGTGTCGTAATACCAACAACGTTTTTATCGTTCTCTCCTCCCCAGACACCTCTTGGACCATCAACTTCTTCTTTAACATCATTCATCGTACTTCTTCTAGACCAACAGATAGTAGGATAAGGATCCGCCGCAACAATCGGAACTTTAGACTCATTGTTCATAAACAGATAATGATCGATACCGTAAACCAAACCAACATCATCAAGATGACTTAACATCTTTTTTGCAGTATCTGGTGTTAAAGCATAAGCATGTGTTCCAATTGCCTGTGGAATTGTGAGAAGTCTTCTAACTCTAGACTTAGGAATATACGTTTTATTGTCTCTCATTCTAGGACCAAGAAATACAAGATAATCATCAGGAATCTCAAAATTCCTAAAGTTTCTCATAACATATGCATCATGCTCCAGAATCGCACACGGCTTGTCAATCTCAACAACACGTCTCATTGCTTTGATATGACTAGCCGTACAACAAGCATTTCCCATTTCCTGACATTCTTTATGATCAGTAATGGTGTTGTCTAGAGTCTCGGCCATCTCCCAATCAACCTTCATACCAACAGATTCGGCAGCATCTTCAACACCAAGATTCTCAACGGCTTTAATATACTCAGACTGCATATTACACCGTTCAACGGAATCAGCACAGACTTTAGCATACTCTTGACTAAGCTGATTCCCTTCACGGCGAATGATTAAGCACTTTTCAACTATCATTCTTCTTCATAATGAATGAGGTTGGCTTTCCCCAAACCTCATTCATCTTCACCTTTCTAAACGGTTTGCTTGGATCCGATGTCGGAACAGTGATAGAAGGATTTTTATTCTTTCTCCATTTTCTAACTTTACCAAGAAGCTTTCTAAAATCTTTAGAAATTTTCAAATTAAGACTAAGATCCATTTTATTCCCTTATGCTAGATTATCTCACATCCTGACGATCCACTACAAGCAAGCTCCTGTGAGCCTACTGTATGATCATCTTTTTCATACTCTGAAAGTCTTTTCCAGTCAACATCTTTCGGCATTTTAGCCAAAAGCTCTTCATATTCTTCTTTAGAACAATCCTGATAAGGAGCTTGCTTGTATACAAAGTCCGAGAATGGAAGGAATGAAACGCCAGACATAGTGTCAAAGTTTTCATAGACCCAAGAACCTACTTCTAACCATTCATGTTCTTTAACAGAAATAGTAACTGAAGGCTTGTGTTCGCACCAATGTTCCTGATACGTTTTCCAAAGTTCCAACTGTTCAATTGCAGTCATATCGGTTCTGAAAACAGAATCTGCACTACACTTAATAGGGAAAGAAAATACAGATGTAGAATCTGGTTTTGTCACATCATCTTCAACATGAAATCCTGCTTCAACCATCATCTTGGTTAACGGGTCTTTCTTGTCACCACGTACTGTACGAATGTAATAAGGATTATGACGGGCATGAATACCAGATGCAGAATCAACCAACTGAGACACAGTACCAGAAGGTTTAACACAAGTAATAGCAGCAGAACGATTGATGCCAATATCACTTGAATACTTTTCATTAACTTGTACAGCAACCCCTTTAAGACCTTCAAGAAATTCTCCTAAGTTATCGTTCTTATGAGTCATCATAGGATTATCTACAATGCCTGTCAAAGAAACACCGAGAAGTCTTTCTTCTTCACAGTTTTTCTTCCACTCTTTCGAAATGTATTTAAAGTTCGTCAAAGTGGACTGAAAAGTACCAAGGATTGTCGCCAAACGAACTTTCTTTGCCAAGGTCTCTTCATTATCGTGTGGTCTTACTACAACCTCAGAGAGATTACAAAATTCTCTTGATCGTAAAATGATCTCTGAGCATGGATTTGTGCCAAATTCATAATTTGGATCTCTACGACCATTCTTCTCAACAATCTTCTTAGCAGCCTGTCTGCTAAAGATACCCCGTTCACCAGACTTGGAATCGTAAAGAGACTTCCACTCATCCATAAAGATACCAATGTCTGGCTTTTCCTTGTAAGCAGCAGAATTATTAGCCAAAGCTCTTTGAAGGTCATGTTTATACCACTCACCGGACTTAGCAGACCGCATACGGTCATCAAAAAGATCCGACAGGGAAATCAGTGCAGATCGTCTTACACCGCCTACAACGACGATCTCAGCGATCTTACACATGATATCGTGACACTCTAGCGTGGTAAGCTTTCTACCTGCAGCATGGCGGAAAATATGTACGCAGAATCTAAACAAATCCTCTAAAGGTTCTGGACCAGAAGCACGACCACCAAATGTTTTTAGTGGCATACCTGCTGGTCTTACCTTTGTAACATCCCACTTTGGAATTTGTCCGACATACAACATACCAACAAGCTCTTTTAGAGCCTTTGCCCAACCTAACTTAGAATCAGCAACAACAATGGTAGTGTCTGTATCGTTAAACTCATCTGCCACTACGCCAAGTTTGTTAGTAAACTCTTCTTCTACAGAGAAACCTACACCCGTACCATTCATAAGAATGTACATAGCTTCATCAAAAGAAACAGCTTTGTCGATAGACAAGAAAGCACAGTTATAACCTGCAATGTTATCTTTTCTAAGAGCCTCACCTGCAGTCATCATAGCTCTCATCGAAGGCATTACATCCAGACCCAGAACAGCTTGCTCAAGCTCATCACGAAGATCTTTTTGTAAAATATACCCGTTATTCTCTTTGAGGTGCTGTTCAAAAAAATCAAAATATCGAGACACAGTTTCTTCCCAAGTCTCTCTACGGTTCTCTTCGTAAAGCCATCTGGAATAACGGGACAGGTGTATATACTGCTGATACAGAGTAGGCAGGTAATTACTCATCTAAGAGACTCCTATTTTTACTTTAGTTTATTGATAAAGATGTTTGGTTCATTTGATTCTGCATCCTTACCTCCCTCAATCATCACAACATCGCCCTCGTTTATGTCTAACGTGTCCGATATAAATTTGATTGTCTCGGGTCTGAATGCGATCAAAATCTGACCACCTTCTTCTACTACCATACCCATATGCTGCTTTAGCTCTTTTTCCATTTTGTAAACTCCAGTTTAGCCTTTAACCCTGAAAAGGTGTGACTTTTGATTATAAACTTCAGGTCATTACTGTCAATTCCGCCCAGAACCATATCATTCATGTCTTTTTCGACAATATATTCAGGCCAGATGACAATCTTTTTATCTTCAGAAATACATTTCTCCATCTTCTTAACGATCTCAGTATTCCGAGGTTCGTTGTCATAGATGAAGACCGCATTTGAGTTGGTGGAATATTTAGAGGAAGTGTCTGCGCCAGCCATAGCGACACAATTACCAAGAAAGAACGAATCAATCGGCCCCTCACAGATATAAAATGTCCGGTTAGAATTCAGCCTTTCTAAACCAAAGATTTTATCCTGTTCCTTAAACATTATCGTAATATACCGTAACTTTGAGTCCGGTTTAAGAGATCTTCCTTGTACTGCAAAGACATAGCCGTTCTCATCGAAAAAAGGTATGAGTAACCTACCTTCATCATGAGTTGTATTTGCAAATTTACCCGGAACATGTTTGTTCACCCACTCCTTAAACTTAGGTACGTAATAGAGCTTATGATGAAACTTGTTCTCTATCTTACGTTTGTCCACATAAATTTTAGCTTTATGGTCATAACGCAATTGTGATATCTTTTTTAGTTCTTTAAGCGGAACAAACTTATCATTCCTTCTCTTAGAAAACTTAGTGATATCAGTTTTGAATCGCTGTTTCTCTTCAGCAGGTTCCCTACCTGAAATACTTTCTAATATAAACTCTCCATAAAGAAGAGAATTAACTTCTTTTAGAAAGTTATCAAAGTGCATACTTGAAGAGCAGTTATGACATTTGAAGAAGTGAGTACCCTCTTTATGGATAAGATAACCTCTAGTCTTTAGCTTATCCTTCTTTGAATCACCACAAATAGGACATCTAAAGTTATAGGTATTATTACCTTTATTTTTGAAGAGAGTTAAGGTGTTAGAGAGAAGACTAATGTACTTAGCTTCTATTAAGAAATTGTTTTTCATAAAACCTCCACAAGGGATTATACAGAGGCTTTTAGAACCGTCAACCCATTAAAAACTTAGCTATAGTTTCCATGTTTGTTATGACAAACATTATACCTGTCATTGCTCCTAGAAAGATCCATCTCCACCTTTCTATTCCATCAAGTTTACTATCAAAAGAATCTAGTTTTAAATTAATATCTTCCTTCAGCCTATCAATCCTACGATGAACAAGCTTTTGACCCTCTGTAAGGGTCTCCTTAGCGTCTTCCTGTACGTTTAATCTCTGATCGTGGACAGCAACAATTTTCTCGATAGATGCCGACAACTCTGTGAGCTTGTCTAATGTAGCATCCATCTTTTCGAAATACCGTGAGAAGTTATTTACTTGCTGCTCTAAAACGGCCAGCTTATATTCAGGATCCATTAGAATTGCATCTTATTGAGAGATTTAAAGGTTTTTCTAATTAAAGCTGTTGATCCTTTAGCTTTCTGCATATCTAATGGATTTAAAGCAGTTCCCGGTTTGATGTTTGGATTTCTATCTACCTTTCTAGTTAAAGAATCGATAGCTCCAGCAGCCCCTCCAACTCCGGGATCATTGTAATTTCTCTTTAATCTTTGAGAATACTTAAGTTTGTTGCCGTGAATCATATCTGGTGCCATATTGTTAGAATACCCAAATGGAGAAGAGGAAATATGTATTCCAGATTTATATCTATCCGTAGCAGCTTCCGGGTTTGGAATAAATGGGTTGTCTTTAAACACAGGAGTAACCATAGGGTTGAGTCTGTATCTTTTTATATCCTCGATCTTTTCTCTATTTTGAGCAGCTTTACGGTCAGCGCCTGATACAAAATCATTCGGGTCTGGTCTAAATTCTCCGGCATCAGGTGTAGTAAAATTTCCAAGTATCGATTCGCCGTATTTTTCTCTAGCGTAATCATCCATTCTTCTAACTACTTTCCGGGAAAACATAGGGGTTCCCGGCATAACAGTCGGCTTTTTAGGCATTCTTTTACCAAAAAATGCAGCCTTCTTTGAGAATTTTTCTATTGTTCTTGCACCAAACCAAAAGCCCATAATGGCTCCAAAAATAGCTTGAGTGTTTTCATCCCAAATAAATTGTAACGCTATGGTTACATCCATTCCCGTACTTAAAGCGTACCAGAATGCATAAGCCTTAATTCCTATAAAGGTAAGAAAGAAAACATAGGTGATAAAAGGTCTGACAGCAGACTTGAATGCTCCGAGGATGCCACCAGTGTTAAGCTTAAGATCATGATCACGAAGAGATTGTCCCTCTGAAATAGTAGCTCTAGTGTCTTCAATAGTGGCGTCAATTTGCTTTCCAATCTTCATTGCTTCAAGTTGCATAGTTTGCTGCAACTGAAGCTTTTCTAAAGATAGCTTATGCTCTAACTCTTTAGCTTTATTGTCTTGGGAATTTTTAGCGAGACCGATAAGAGTGGGTATCGAATTTACTAAGGATCCGCCGAGAGTACCAACCAGAGTCATAATCATGAGCTATCTCCTAGTCATTTTCATCATGATTAATTTTTGCTGGTCTGCTTGTGTGAGGTTATGGAACTTATCACTTCTTTTAAGTTCGATAGGATCCTCGTCTTCTTCCTCGTCTTTATCGAGAAGATAGTCCATTATGTTGTTACTGTATTTGTACTTTTTAGCTGATGCTGGTGTTACACCGGGTTCACCATCAGGACCAACACCAATACCTGCAACTGCTCCGGACCCTGCAGATACAGTAGGCGCTTCTTCTTTAAGAAAGTATCTTCTGATGTTCTGTTTAGGATCTATCATGCTTTTTTCTTAACAGTTCAATTACGTAATTATCCATATTTATGGACGAAGTGTGTACAGTCTTATTTTCAATTCCTATATTTTTAATTTCTTTTGGACATCTGTTAATACAAATCAAAAATGGAACAAGAATATCCAAATAATTTGATAATTTTAAAAAAAGAATTTTATTAGAAAACTCACCAAAAACGTTAAAGAGAACTAAAAGATGGTTTAAAACAAGCCTATCCTTCAGTTCTCCTGTTTCTTTGTACTTGTTGAAAAGACGTTTTATGTAAGAAACTCTTTTAAGATCATCATAAAATTCAACAGTATCATAACAATTGGGATTATCATAAAAACGTGCTGCATAGAGCAGCACGTTAGATTCATCAATTTTATCGTTCATTAACTATCCGGTAAAATGCTATCATCCAGAGAACCAGTAGTATTAGCCGCAGTAGTAAATCCAGTTGCATCATTTGCGACAGAACTCATTGCAACTAAAACTTCATTCTTAACCCTAGTATTGCCGTGTGTGTCGGTGTATGTCTTTCTTGTCACCCAACCAGCATGATCTGGAGTAGTGATAGTAGAGTTAGACGTTACCTGTGCCTCTGCTTCGGAAACGCCAAACACGCCAATTGCAACATTGGATTGTGCTGGATTAACACCATCAGAAGTGTGGTTGTAAATAAAAGAGTTTGCTGTGGTGTTAGCAAACATTACATAGCCATTGGCAGCGTTACCAGAAATGATCTGATTAGACGGAGCATTGCTTGCTTGATCGTTTCTTCCCCATAAAGGCATTTTAATCTCCTGTTAAAAATTCTTTTACTATTTATATTTTTACGGTCTGAGTTTATCTAAGGTTTCACTAGCTTTTCTTTCAAGATAGCGCCTTCCTTTTGGAATCAAGTAAAGAGCGCCCAAACCCGTTAACCCAAGAACAGCCGTTTTTGGATTTTTAACTAGTGATAAACTTGTTTTAAGCAAATTTTGCTCGCCGCTTTTTTGGTTCCCAAAAGTCATTCTTGTTGACATTAGCTATCTACCTTTGCGTCTGATCTCCATTGGTAACATGACCAATATTTAGGTGTGTGACGGTCATCTTCGTATGTTACGGCATCACAACCGTGTCTGGCTCTAAAGGATGCTCTCCTTTTCGGGTCATCCCGTTTAATCTCCATATTAGGGTCGCCAAATTCTACTTTAACAACGTTTCCTGTTTTTGGGTGGGTCACGTACACACGGAACTTCTTCTTGCTGCCAGAGGAGTTCCTGATAGGGTCTCCGAGCTTCACAGTCTTACCCTGATAAGTTGCCTCTTGCAGGTTCTCTTCACTCTTTGTCTTCTTTTTCTTTTTCTTTTTATACTCTTGGTACTTTTTCCAAAGATCCTTATCTGCGGTAGTTCTTGTTTTACCGCCTGTAGCAAAGGAGTTAATACGTGCAAACGCCCACTGATCAGGTGTTGTTCCGGGTCTATGACCTGTCTTCCATGCTGCCTTACCCCGTTTAAACACTTGATTCAGGATAGAGTATGGAATTCCTGTCTCTTTAGACTTTTTACGAACGCCTTTGTTAAAGACTTCTACAATTTCTGTAGACTCGAATCTTTCTTTATACTTTTTAGTGTGCTCGCTTTCTTTCGTCTTAGCGCCTTTGTCACCGGGTGCTTTCTTGTATGCATCTTTATCATCATCTTTAGACTTAGAGCCTTTTCTGAATTGCTTGGCCCGTGCTTCTTTGTCTTTTACACCTTTGTAGTATTTCTTTGGCTGTGTACCCGGCCTATCCTTAACGTCAGGATCTTGTTCAACCTCAGTTTTCTCAAAAAGAACATCACCAGCCAAAGCAGCTAAAGGATCGAAACTAGAGTTAAGGCCACCACGGTCATTCTGGCGGTCAAGAATTGCTCTGAGCGCTTTGTCTTTATATTGTCTTATAGAGTCTTGCTTTTGCATAGTAACGTTCATTACATATTCATATTCAGAATCAGTCATAGATTGTGGATCTTTGACACCAGCTTCCTTTGCGACATCCATCATAACAGCGCCCATAGCCCGACCTTCGGCTTCATCATCATTTTCTTTAGACGTTGGGTTGGCAATCTTTGCGTGCGCAGAAGCCCTAGCTAAAGCTGCTTTACGTTTGGATGCACCTCTTGAAAGAACCATTCTTCCAGCATTGCCAGATTCGATTGATGACATTGTAGGAGTAGTATAAGCTTCAGTTACCACCGTATTGGAGTTAGGATCATCAAGTCTCAGCTTATACTCAGGTTTTGTATCGATAATATCTTTAGGATTTCCAGAAGGGGTCAACATAGCCTTAATTTTTTCTAAGACTTTTGGATTAACCTTTTTCGACTCTTTCTTTTTAGACATTATGCTACCTCGTACTTGAGCTTTCTTAGAAGATCTTTATCTACATATCTATTTATCTCAAGAACAAGTGGATCATTATGACGTGGAACAGAAAGATATTCTTCCTTTACTTCAGCCTTAATATAAAACTTAGAAGTATTGACGTTCTTAATAGGAGGAATACTAACTTTATATTCGCCTAACTTGTATTGTTGCTTAAAAAACCAAAAACAATCGTTAAGCAATTCTTCGTACTTAACGTTTTCGGCTCCTGAATCTATCCAAGATTTATGATAGTCATTATAAACATTCATCAAGGCTTGAATGTTTAAATCTCGGACGACCATAGTATCTTTAGATTTCAGTTTATATTTTCTGTACTTTCCTAGAATATCTACACGATGTCTGTAAACGACAGACTTGATCCAGTTGTAAGGTGATTTTGTAATCCAAAACTTAATAACATCATCATTCTGATAAACAGACGTATCCATGTCGTGCTTCCATGCGTAATCTTTATGAAAGTCAAGATCTGTGTTTGTCTCAATAAGGGTTTTAAGGTATTTTGTTCCAGACTTTTGAAGACCAAAAACAAAAAATGTTTTTTTAATATCCATAACGTCTCACTATCTGATCGTATATTTCTTTGATTTGAACATTTCCATGACCATGCACAAAAACCGGCCTAGTGTTCTTCTTAATATTTAAAATAAAATCAGGTGTAAACGCAATATCACCACTCTGAAGGGCTGGTCCTTGCATCGACTGACAAAGATAGCAATTACCATCCAGAACAATATCGTCCCTCTCAAGATATTGAATCACAGAGAATAACTGATCATCAAAAGACCACTTAAGATTTGGATTTATTTGTTTCAATTCATCATCAACGTGACCCAACCACAAACCTTTACGATAAAGTTCTATAAGCTGTTCAGCAGTACCAACATGCATCCCAAAGCAAAGAAAACTATAGCCATCAGGGTCACTAAACTTCTCAAGACATTTTTTCTCCAGTCTAGGATCCGGCCAATTTTGATGTTCCGATTGAAAGACAATTTTACCATTATAATGCTCTTCGTATATTTCTCTAAATTCTTTTGCATAATTATTCACAAAAACATCATGTCCATCAGTAACAACTACCAATTCTTTGGGATCAAAGGTCTCTAAAACTTCTAGAGTTTTATGTGTTCTTGTTTCTAAGTCTTTGTACCAACGGTACTTTCCCGTTGCTACGTGAAGGTCAAAACCGTACTTGAGGGCCGACTGAACAATAGGACTACGAGCTTTCTCATCATCTGAGTAAATTACTAATTTCATTTCACAACATCCAATATCTGTTTAACTGTTGTGTCTGTTAAGTGGTTATCAATAACGAATTGCTTATCGCCTTTGATATATTCACCCTTTTTGACATATTCCATAAGTTCGGGAAGAGAGTTGTAAACAAACCCTTGATTTTCAAGAACCTCTGCTCCAGCTACAGGTGTAGAAGCCCAAGGTGTATCGTTCAACATTGCTTCTAGAAGAACTAGACCGAAACCTTCATATTGACTGTTAAGAACAAGTAATTCTGCGTCTCTAATATGACGAAGAACATCTTCCTTGTTGTCTAAAAACAATATGTGTTGGTTTGGTTTATTAGATACATCGGGAACCCAATTTTGGTCATTATTGTATCCGGTCATGAACAGTCTCTTATCTACGGTCCATCCTTTAGATAACTCTTTATGCCCCTTATGAGACCAAAACCCGCCAACAGAAATAGCATAAGGCTCAAATAATGATCCTATAGACTTGTTTGTCTGTTCAGCAACGTCTTTGATACTAATACTATGATTAACCTGAACAGACTTATGATCCTGCCGATACTTTTGAACGAATCTCCAGTCTGTAGGGGTCGAACATGCAACAAAGTCTGAATTTTCCATAGCAGGAAAAATCTGTTTTGATTCTTCAGGACGAATAATCATGAACATAATAGGAGAAGGAATTTGTCTTGCGTTTAAGAGAACAGTGTCCTGCATTCCAACACCAGAACCATGCACTACTACAAGATCAAACTTTTCACGAATTAAAGTCTGAACGTCGTCAGTAACTTTAACACCGTTTTGATTACCTTTGTGCTGAGCCGCTAATACTGTAACATCATGACCCTGAGAAAGTGTCTCTTCAGCAAGATTTTGTACGTAGTACTCAGTCCCTCCGGGGAATGGGTAGTACCTATGAGCAACATAACAAATTTTCATTTAAAAAAAGTCTCCAAAGGTTTCATAATCAGATTTATATGCTTTGTGTAGTTTAATTCTGAATGATTCGTCCAAATCTCTAGGGAACACTACAGAACTACCTGATGTTTGGTACTGATAAACTTTGTTCTTCTTACCAAAAAACGTGTTCATATCTCTTTCTAGAATATCAAGCTGCTTAGTATTGTAAATTTTGTCATAATAATCTACGTTCTTTCCCAAGAAGAATGATTGTGGAAAGAAATGATTGTTACGAATTGATCCATCGATTATTTGATCAAGAATTTCATCTGGCGTTGCATCAAACTCTTTATTAACAACTACAAGATGATTGTAGCAAGAAATGAATCTCTCCATAGGTTTTCTTACTACACATACCTTTTTACAAGATATTTCAGAACCTATTGAACTAAAGGGTCTATTTTCAGCGAAGTCGTGGAAATCTTTATTTTTTTTAGTACCTACCTGCTGCTTATACTCAGCAGATTTTTCGATATTGCTCACTCTTTTACCAGTTTCTGGGTCTATATATTCTTCCCCATAAAAACCAAATTGATCACCCATTCCTAAGTGATCAATAAAAAGTTTTTTAATTGTTGTGCTGGCATTTTTTGGAACATCGTAAAAAACCAAAAGCTCATCAGAGCTATTTTTCAATGCAAACATTTTAGTCTTTCATTTTATCAAACTCAGAAATAATTTTACCTGCCATGTCTGCAACTTTATCAGGTGTGATTTGTTTTGTCACTACAATATCAGTCATGCCCTGATAGAATGCTCTTGCCTGACCCGGAAATGATCTTTGGAAGTATCTAAAGATAAGCTTAGTACCCTTACCTTCATTAAAGTATTGATCAAACGCAATAGAAGCAACGGCAACAGGAACAGGATTCTTAACAACAAATCTAACACCAGCCTTAATTGTATCGGAAACAATTTCCTTTACGGCCAAGAAAGCACCTGCAACTGCACCAACACCCAAAACAGCAGTCATTGGAGTTACTGCAAAGGGAGCAATCTCGTTAAGCATTGTTTTGTATGTTTTCATTACTATGCTCCCTGTTTCTTAAGTTTACGTGTATTTACTTTAAGCTCTCTTCTAAGAATTTCTTCTTTTTC